CGTCAGGAGTTCACCCCGCTTGACGCCGCCATTCGTCCAGCGGTCCAGACGATCGATGCCGGTGCCAAATGCCTCCGCAGGCGTGTGGTTTTCGAGTTCCTCCGTCAGTTTGAGCAGGAGGTCTTTCGTCGAAACCCTCGGGCGGTCCACCATCATCGCTGCCTCGGAGAGAGCCAGCGACACGCCGGCAATGTCTCCCTCCTGGCGAAGAAAAGCCCCCTCGGCCTCACGCACCGCCGACAATGCCCGCCGATACCTCGCCGCGTCCATCAGTGCGCTCCGGTGCCATGCCGCCGTCTTGGCGTCACCCGTCGGCATGAAGTCCATCAGCTCGGTGAAGCCGTGCATCCCGCCTATCGCGTCGAGTTGGCCCTTGGCTTCGAGCCGCGACTGCACCGCGAACGGGTCGGTCGCCATGCCGGTCTCGGCGAGTTCCTTCGCCGTGGTCAAAATGATTTTGTGCGCCTCCGAAAAAAACAACTCCTCGGGCCAGGACATGACTCTCAGGCATTCGAAGTTTTGCAGGATGCAGGAGATCGCGGCCTTCTCGGCGGTTTCGTTGAGTGGGACGCTTGGGAGCATCGGGATAATCTTGGAGAGAGTTGTCATACGCAGGTAGGGAGGAAGCGGTCGCAAGACCGCTCTTTATTCTTCTCTTCTCTAGTCATGTTTTTGTCCTTCTCGGATCGGGACATTTTCGGGACATAATCGGGACGCCGTTGTTTGGCTTTGTTTGCCGCGTTAAGTGCTCGCTCCTTAGCGCTTTGGCTTATGTGCCTGTCAAAGTTTACGAAGGTCATTTCCGTGTCTTTGATCTTCAACCAGCCCGCTTCGACCATACTTTGCGCGAAGCGTTCGTGACCCCCGATCGTGTTCAAATGTGGCATCGCCGCGATGTGTGTCCTTCCGCCAGCGGGACAATTTCGGGACGCCCATGCCCATACCTTCACGAGCCTGCCGACCACTAAATCCGGATCCATTTCGCAGGTCGCCGCGATCTGGAGCACCTCCGGCTTTTCAGCCACATGGTGCTCGATTTTCAGCCATTCTCCGGCCATGATTATTTCTTTCCCTTCATAGTGTTCTGGTTCCGCTCGATGTATTTCCGCACGCGCTCCATGTCGGCCTCCGCCTCTGCCTGTTCTGCCAGCGAGTAGGTGTGCCGGTATTTCGGCAGCGGCTCCGCCCGTTGAATGCGCGGCCCGATCGGGCAGCCGTTCAAGCAAATGGAGAGGCGGAGGGAGAGGTCTTGGGTCATGTTAAAATTTTACTTTCCTGCACTTGGCTTCTGCAAAATATCCGCACATATCTGCTGAGATTTTTCTGTTAATTACCTCCGTTGATATGTGAAACCCGTTAGGCAGCTTATAAACATTAGCCTTTTCAGGATCGCCCTCGTAATCTAAAAGCAAAAACAATTCTCTTTTTGAATTTGCTGTAAGGATGCTGATCGTTCCATCAGGCCATTTGCATAAATATACTTTCATAAATCTAATAAATCGAAGTTGTTCCTGTGTGTTTCAAACTTGTTCCAAGTTACCGAGCTTTTCCCCGCTACTTCTTCAATTCGCCACAAGGCCCAGCAGTCAACTTCAGCGATATGAGCCGCTAAAATATCAAAATCCCCAATCTGGTAATTTGTGTAAACCGATCCTTCAGCTGCTGTTCTTTTCTTTGTGGAGGTTGATATTTGCCAAGTAACTCCACCGCGTGATGTTCCTTTTTTTATTTGTATTGCTTTGGACTTAAATGGTGGCTTATGAACAATTAAATCGGCTTTTTGCGAATGCCCAAGCGGAGAAAAAACATCATAACCGCGCTCGAGCATTATGGTTGCAAAAATCATTTCCGTCACAACTCCAAGCCTGCAATTATCATTGCCACTCAATAGCAAATCACTTTTAGTAATTGGCTCGAGATCGAATAAATTATCTTGGATTGAATACATTTAAAATTCGTGCGCGTATCCGTCGCGCCCCGGCTCTCCGTCCGTGGTTTGTGGCTGCCATGGAGAGGGAGGCAGTTTTTACTTTTTGGCCATCCGCGCAGTGTTCGTTCAGACTTCGGCCACTTCGCGTGACCATCACCGACTGGCACTCACGGCTTACCGATTGGCTCAAAATGGGATGTCGTCCGTCTCCTTTGCGGTTTTAGCCTTCGGCGCGGGGGCCGAGGATTTGGGTGACATCCAGCGCTCGAGGGTGTTGAAGCGATGGCCGGGATCGGCTCCCTCCTCTTCGCCAAGAACGACCGTGGCCGTCTTGCCGATGAAATCCTCGGGCTGAACATCGATGTCCTCCCCTGGGACCACGGCGAACCCGCAGGCTTCGCGCACTTGGTCAATCTTCCACCCCGCTTTTTCGGTGAAGGTCAGGTGCTCATGGACTTCCGGCCCCTTGGCGCCCTCGCCGATTTCGACTCGGCAGATGAGTTTGATCATCGGGTTTCCGGCCTTGGATAGCTTCTCCATGGCGTTGACGATTTCGACTTTGTAGGTTCCCGGCTCGACGAAATAGACGGGTTTCGGTTCACTCTGTTTGTAGGTAGGCATATTATTTTTTGGATTTGATTTGGCGCAGGGTGGTTATCGGTGACCCTGCTCGCACCGCTGACTCGTCCATCTCCACGCCGGCGTCGGCGCAGAACTGGCGAAATTTGTCGGCGCCCATCTTCCCGCCCAGGGCGAGGATGAGCGTTTCTTTGCTGACATTGGCGGAGGCCCGTGCGATGGCATCGGCCTCCACGAACTGACGCCCCGCGCCGGTCGTGACCTTCCAGCCGGGGATGTCCTCGCCGGCGGCGAGGCGTTCTTTCAGAGCATCGATGACCGGCTCGGCGATCTGCTTCTCGGCCAGCTTCCAGTTCGCGGCGAAGGCACTCAACTCGACCGGATTGGCGAGGATTTGGTCGCGGATGTCGGAGAGCGCGAGGTCGGACTTGACCAAGGCCAGCGCCTCGGAGGATTGACGCACCAAGGCTCGGCACGAGTTGGCATGAGCGCACCAGCCGCAGTATTCATTCGGCGTCGGCTCCGCCAACCGGCTGCTGGCGTTTGCGATCACCGCCGAAACGGTCGCCTCGGCTTGCTCCCTCGTGAAGGTGTAAGTCCGCCTAACTCTCTGATCGACATAAACGACATGAGCCGTCCACGAGTCGGCGAAATGCTCGTGCATGCAGGCCAGCGCGTAGGCCGCGAGCTGCTGGCGGTAGTTGCGGACTTGGCCCGTTTTTATGTCCGCCACCCATTGAGCGCGAACGCAAACCGCGTCGGCTGTTCCGGGTTTGGAAAGGCCCGGCACCTCCATGCCGAGATGCTCCTCGCGAGTCTCTACATGGTAGCCACCGGAGAGGGTAAAAAGCTCAGCCGCTCCCCATTGAGCCACCGCTTGATCTTCGGCGCTCAGCCCGTCGAAAGTCGTCGGGTCATCCACCAAAAGCTCCCGGATCGCCCGATCCAATAGCGTCCCACGCTCCGCGGCCGCGCTGGTGCCGGGTGCGCCCGTAAACAGGGCGCACTCGGCGAGCTTCGGCAGGGAACTCGGAGAGATTTCCTTGATCACGCCGCCACCTCCATTTGTGCGGTCGCCTTGGCGATGAGCGCCTGCGGTCGAGATTTGATTTGTGCCAGCAACTTCGGCGAGGCATTGCGCCAGGTCTCGCCCTCTTGGATGGATCCGTTGCCGGTCAGGAACGCATTCACCGCCTCCTCGTTGGCTTCCAACAACTCCATGGCCGCCATCGTCTCGGCACCGAGGATTTCGACAGGCGCCGAGGTTTTGGGTGCAGGTTTCCCGAAAACATGCGCCACCGATTCCCATTCCATAGGCAACTCCTCGGCGAGGCCCGAGCGCGTCTTCGCGTCGTAAGCCGCCGAGTGGGTAGTCAAGATGATGCGCTCCTTGCCCCCGATGCCCTTGGCCTTGCCGTTCTCCTGCGATACGGCCTTGGTCTTAAACCGGAAAAACCAGAGTTCATCCGCCCACTCTTTTACGAGTGGCGAGGACTGCTTAGACAGCTTCAACTCGTAACGGTCATACGCGGCGAGGATGTCCGGCGGCTCCGTGCGCTGGACCTTGGAGTGCGCCAGGACAACCACATGCTTGCCGGCATCGATGAGCATATCGAGAGCGGTCAAAAACCGGCTGACCTTTTCCGCCGCCATCACCCAGCCCTTGCCGAATCCGAAATCCTCGACGGATTGCTTCTTGTTCGTAGCGAGGAGGTCTTCAACCGCCAACCGCTCCGCCCAGTCCGCCGAGTCGATCACGATGGTCTCGTAATCCGTCCGGCTGGCTTCTTGGATGCACTCGCCGAGTTCTTTCCAAGTCGAGACCGCCACACGGTCAACGGCGAGGTGGTTGCTGCCGCCCTCGATGTCGAGAAAGAGAGGATTTGGGAACTTGCTGGCGAAAGTCGTCTTGCCGACGCTTTCAACCCCGTAAATGACCACCCGCTGTGGCCGCTGTTGTTTTCCTTTAATTATTTTCATCACTCTTTTGTTTGTTTGTTGTTGGTCTGCGTTTTTTGGGATGCGCAGCCCCCCTTGGCCCCTGCGGTCTCCTTGAGACCTAGCGAGGCAAAATCATTCTCGTGAGGGACTCACGGCGGCCGCTTGCCAAAGAAGTTCTAGGGTTGCCCACTGGCAGTGCTTGAAGCACTCCGAGCACACCGGCCCGAGGTCGTTATCTACCTGATCGGCTTCGCCTTTGCAGATGGCGCACCTAGTCATCGAAGTCCTCCAAGTTGTCGATGTCCCACTCCCGCCAGCGCTCTTTCCGCTCCCGCAACTTGCGGAGCCGTTGCAAAATGTTCTCTTGGCCGAGGCAGTAGCAGGCGTAGCAAGAAAAGAGCGAAAGCACCGCCAACGAGATCGCCATCCACCCGCTCATTTCGCCCTCCTCTCCAACCGAATCTCGGTTGGTGTTAATCCGTGGATTTTTTGAAAAGCCACCCGTGCGGCCTCGCGGCTGACGGCCAGCACATAATCCCCGAACCGGCCAAAGACGCCGTTTGCCGTGCAATGCCAGAGGCTCATCGTGACATCCTCCAGGTAATCGCCCCGAGCACCGCCGGAGCGGCCATCAGTTGGAAAAACTCGATCCCGTAACCGAGCAAGCGCAAAATCGTCTCGTGGTCCATTACGCGGCCCTCCCCCGGCTGCTCGCCTGTTGAAGCCTGTTGCCGGTCGTGATTTTCAAAGCCCGAACGACATCGGCCTCGTCGAACTTCCACTCACGCCCGACCTTGAATCCTGGCACTCGATTTTGTGCCGCCCATTTAAGGAGCGTCGGCCTGGCCAACCCGAGCCGTTGCGCCATCTCCGTCGCAGAGGTCATTTCTTCGCCCTCCGTTTTTCCGATTCCATTTGCTGGCGAACTGCTGCCGCTATGAGGCGGCTCACAGGTGTTCCAATCTTTTCACTCTTCTCCTTAAGGAACCCGAGTAGGTCCGTCGGGAGACTGATGCTTGTTTTGTCATACGCGGTGCGCATGGTCATACCAACTATTACTAGTCGCACCGAGGGGCAACAAAAATCGTCAATGGGGTGTTATCCCTATACGAAAATTTCTATTGACATCCGCATGGTGACTAGGTTTGCGGGCGAAAATATTTTTTTCTGAATTTGCTTTTTGTAATACTTGGTATTACCGGTAAGGCATGAGTGATTCAGAAAAAGTGAAGAAATTTTCCATTTCGATGGAGCCCGATTTGATGAAGTGGGTGGATCAAAAAGTTAAAGACCTAAACAAAAAAGACAGGCGCCTGAAATCGAGCCGAAGCGCAGTAATCAGTGATGCGGTTGATCAGCTCCGGGCGCTTGAGTCAACCGGGCAATTTGATATTTCAAGGATAACACTGAATGATACGGGAAACGCAAACCCCCAGAACGATTCCAAGAGTATCATCAAACCATCCGTGACCTCCGCTGGTGGATACTTAACTCAGAAAACTGCGAACTCCCTCCAAACTGGCAAGGCGAAGTGATCAACCTGACCGCCTAAAGCGCCCAGAATTTCTCCGCGTCCGCTTTTCGCACGCCCCGCGCATATTTTTCTTCGACCATCCGCGCCGAGGAATGCCCGAGGAAGTAAGCCGTCTTTGAGCTATCCTGCCACATCGCCCGGTGCATGGATGCCGCCGTGTGACGAAGGCAGTTCTGCGGCCATTCCTCCCACTTCATTTGTTCGGCCAGCTTCGTGCGTGCGCGCTTGATGATGTCCTCGTTTATGCGCGGCCATTTTTTCGGAAGATGCCGGCGGAGGGCAGGCAGGATCGGCACGAATCGCGGCCGTGGCTGGATGTCCGTGGATTTGCGGATCGGGATGAAAATCTCATCTTTCTCGATGTGCTTCGGCTCACACCGCCACACCTCCGAGATTCGCATGCCGCCAAAAACTCCGAGCACGAGCCAAGCGCGGAGGCGCGCATCTTTTTTAGTGAGCGCCAGCAACCGCTTCACCTCCGCCACCGTCAAGAGGTGATGCTCCGGCGCGGCCTTCGGCGTGTCGATCTTGAGCACCGGATTGGTCGAAGTGAGTTCGTAGCGAACCAGCCAATTCCAACCGAGCCGCAGATACACAAAACCTTGGTTCGCCGTAGTCCCCGACCACCCCGGCCGCGAGAGAAACGCATCGATGTGAATCGCTTTGATGTCGCGGAGGTCCTTCGCGCCATACTCCGCCACGAACTTCCCCCACCACCACTCCAAGAGCCGCCGGTGGTTCCCATCCTTCAGCTTCGGCATCCGCGCCAGGCAGAACTCCCGCCACCCCTGCGCCACCGTCATTCCCGCCGGGCCGGTGAAAGCCTCGGTCCCGCGAGTCTGAAGCTTCTCCAAGAGTGCCGCCTGATGAACCCGCGCCTCCGCCTGGGTGCGAAAAAATTCCCGCTTGGCGACGCCATTGATCCGCGAAAAAACCACGAAACGAGGCTCCCCCCGCACCGTAGCCGTGCGAATGGTTACCACCGGCTTGTTGCGCCGTGTTGCGCTTGTTGCGCTCATGGGGGCAATTTCAACCATTTGCCGTGCCATTGCAATCCATTTCGTGCGATACAGAAAAACGCCCGCCGAGCCAGTGTTTATGCGGTTCGAGGTGCTCCAGAAGGAGAGAGCCGACGACGGGATTTGAACCCGTGACCTATCGATTACGAATCAAAAAACGAATGCTGTAAATCAATGGTTTGCAAGAGCGTTGCGCCGGTGTTGCGCGGAGGTCTTATTTCGGCCTGTAGAAATTCACATTTTTCCGTCTTCCGCTGACCATAATTTTTGCAACTTTCTTTTCAAGGACGCCACGGCGGAAGGCGATTTCTGCGAGCTGCCTGCCTGCCTCCCCTTCAAGTTTCGACTGCTGGGCAATCTCTGCGTTGGTCATCCATCCCTGCTTTTTCAGTTCGGCGGGGTCGGTTACAGCGACATCTTCAAAGAAGGCGCTCCAGGCTTTTGTTAGATCGGGAGCAGCCACGGATGGCCGTTTTTTCGTTCGCATAGATTCACGGTGAGGGAGGTGTCGCAATAGTGGCCGTAGGCGAAGCCTTGGGACCATGCGAGCGTGGCGCGGCGGGCGCTGGCATACTCCATGTCGAAGCGGGCTAGCATGCCGACGCAGTGGCCGGTGGAGCCGTCGAGCGTTCTGGCGCGTTCGCTGCCGACTCGATGGAGGTGGGCTAGGACGCAGTTGCCGTATGTTTCGGCGTGGTCGCGGATGGCTTGGACATTGAACATGTAGCCATGCAGGAATTTTGTTCCGCCGAGTTGGGCGTAGCTTCTGATGTGGTAGGGATACAAGCGTGCCTTGAGCTTCTTGGCGGCGTCTTCGATGGCTTGGATCGTGAGCGTGGCGGCGTGCGCGGCGAGCGCGTTTGGCGAGGCGGCGAGCTTGTAGAGGCGCGCTTCGTGATTGCCGAATAGGATGTGCTGCGGGCGTAGTTCGTGGAGAAAATCAATTCCGGCGCTGAGGTCGTCGCTCACGCTGGCGGCTCGGTCGCTTGAGTTGGGATCGTTGACGGCTCCAGTGCGGAATGCGGCTAAGTCTAAAAAATCACCCAAGTGAAATGTCGCGGACGGCTCAGGTTTCCAGCGTTCCTTAAAAGTTAGGACGGCCTTGCGGGCTTCGGGGTCGATCTCCGCGCCGTGACTGCATCCGACGGCCATCCACTTTTTCCATTTCTTGATTGGCGTCATGGGAGGTCGGGGATTTCGTTGTCTTTGCGAAGTTCCCAGATGTAGCTGCGGATTTTTTCGAGGGTGTCCGGGCAGGCTTGGCATTCGCGGCCTTCGTCGTCTCGCCAAGACTTAAATTCGCCGGATTCGTGTTTAAGGAATGCGCGGATTTCTTGAAGGAGGTCGTCGATTATTAAAATGGAGTCCATGCCTTTCACAGCGCAGATGTGCTCGGTGCGTTCTTCGGGCAGGGTGAACTCAAGCGTGGCCTTCATGCTTCTTCCTCTTCGTCTTCTTCTTCTTCTTCCTCCTCGAGCGGCCAAAGGAGTTCTTCTGCTTCGCGGGCGAGGGCTTTTGTCGCGAACTGATTTCCGAATTTGAAATCCATGTTGTATGTCGTGCCTTCGTCCTCCCAAGACACCACACAGATGCCATGCGCGAAATGCTCGGCGAGTAACGAACGCGCTTGCATCATGACGGCCTCGCGGTCTTTTGGCGGGGCGGGTTTCTTGGCCATTACAGGACGCGGTTGAGAGCCGCTAAAAGCGCGGCGTGGGCGGCGGGGGAGCAGTCGTCTTTGCGGCCGGGGGCGACATCGGCGTGGCGGAGAATGTTGGCCAATGGGATGTTGTTTTCGCGCAGGATGGGGAGGAGGTATTCGACGGCGGAGAGGAGGGCGTCTTCGCTGAGGGGCGTCGTGTAGGTGTCGCCTTCCCAGGCTAGGCCGATGGAGAAGCTGTTGGCGTCTTTGCGGCCTTGCCACGAGGAGACGCCGGCGTGCCAGGTGCGTTGGGTTGGGAGGGCGAGGGCGGTGCGTTTGCCGTTTCTGGCGATGATGCAGTGGTAGGAGACTTTGCTGACCGGATCACAGCACCACGAGACGCTGCCCGCGTAGGCTCCGCTCGTGTGGTGCAAGATCACATGAGTGGGCTTGATCACGCGGCCGGCGCTGATGTTGGGGGTTCGCTTGTTGGTTTGCTGGTAGTATTTCGGTTCGGGCTTGATGGTGCCGGAGGTTTTGGCGGGCTTTGGCGCTGGCTTCGCGGGCTTCGGCTCAGGCGCGGGCGCGGGGGATTGCGCCGGGCGTGGCAGCATGAAGAAGCGGGCGAGGAGCGAGAGCATCACTTGTCTTTCAGCGCGGGGATGGATTTTTGGAATTCGCCGAGGGCGTTCCAGAGGTCGCGGTTGGCGGCTTCGCTTTCAGTCAGGCGCGGCTCAAAGCGGACCGTGGCGCGGAGGTGCAAAGTGCCAGCCTCGCCGATGCGGTCGCCGAATGGAGGCACGGGGACGCTCACGCAGGAAGTGAGGAATGCCATGGCGAGGAAAAGCCAGCCGAGGATCATCAACACGGCGGCGACCTGTTTGGGGTTCATTATTTCACTTTTCGGAAAATGTTGATCGTGCCGACTAGGCCGAGGCCGGCGGCGATGATCTGGTTCTGAAGTTCGGGCTCGATCTTCACGCCGAGGGCGACGGCGACGAGGATCAGGCCGCGCCAGGTGCTGTTTTCGCTGAGACGATCGAGGACAAAGAGGATTGCTTTCATTGCTTCGCGGCGGGGTGTCAAAGGCTCACGGGCGGTTGGCGAGGATTTGCTCGATGCGCTTGGTGCGCTCATCGATGCGGGCCAAAGTCTCGGCGCGGTCGGCGGCGGTGGATTCGATCTTTTGCAGTCGCTGCTCCTGCTTTTCGTTTTCGATTTCAACGCGATTCACTTTTTCGGGTAGAATCCACCAGGCTTGGGAGGCCGAGAAGACGGTTGCCACCAGGGCGAGCGCGGCGATGAACTCGCCGACGCTCATTTTCACCCCTGGTCTGTTTCGGACAACTTCTGTGCTCATTAGCTATTCGCCTGAGCTAAAAGATTCCCGACGATGGCCGTGGTCGCGGTGTTGTTGATGCGATCCACATTGATTGCGTCGGTCTTCGTTTTTATCGCGGCGACATCGCTGTTCGCTGGCGCGGTGTAGGCCGATCCGGCGAGGCGCGTGCTGACTGCGACATCCACGCGGGCCAACTCGGTGGCAAGCTCGGTGCGGACTGCCGTGGCCACGGTGGCGGCGCTTGGAGCTGTGGCTCCGC